CAATATATGAATTCATTGCTGCACCAATACTTATACCATTGTCATTACATAATGGTTCAAAGTAAAACTCAACATCTGGAAATCTTTGAAGATAGTAGTGATTAGCAACAATATTCATACCATAACCACCAGAAATACAAACTTTTTTAATTCCAGTCCTCTTTATTGAATCTTCTATTAGATCACCGAAAGCTTTTTGTGTTTGTTGTTGGACTTCATAACAGAAATCTGCGTGTAACTTATAATTATCTCTTTTTATCTCCTCAATAGGATTTGTCAAAAAGTGTTGAATTTCTTCAGAAGAATTTTCAAAGAAACTATTATTAAGAGTATTTTTCTCTAGAAATATATTTTCAAATAGTTTGTTTGAATGTCCATAAGATGAAAGACCCATAGCCTTTCCACAATCATTATGAGTATGGCCTATCAGTATTGCTGCAATATCATATACCGTCCCTATACCAAAAATATTTTTACATTCATAGTCAGGTAGTTTCTCTGAAGGATTACTATTTGTAGTCCACATATTCAAAAAGTCTTCTGGAGAAATTTCAGGAGAAGTCAGAACATCTTTTATGGCATTTTTATAAATTAGAGTATTTTTCGGACCATTAAAAGAAAAAATACTTTCCACCTCCAGTAAATTATTTTTTACTTTAGATCCAGCACCATCAACTACCACTACAAGACTTTCATCGAACCTACTATTATAAAAAGCAAGAGAAGCATGATTAAGGTGATGGTCTTGTTGTAGTATTAGTTTTACATTTGAGTTATACTTTTTACATGTTTCAAAAATTATTGATATAAACTCATCTCCTTGCGGTGGTTTAAAGTCGGACACACAAATTACATCTAATTTTTCTTTCAACCTAGAAGAAATACCAGTTATCAAATTTAATATAAATTTTCTATCGTCATCATGTTTTTTTCTTGTATATCTTTCTACTAGAAAATATTTCTCTAAATGACCATCATTTAAAATACAGACAGAAGAATCATGTCCCAAATGAACACTGAGTATTAACATTTACTCTCTTTCAAGATCTAAAGTGACGCAATGGAAAATACCACTCAATGTTCTACCATGTCTCATGGGCAACATTACACACTCTATACCATATTTTTCCAATTCTTTTCTCGTTGGTTCCTGGTGTTCTTCCAAAGCAACTAGATTTGGATTCACACTGAATAGGTTCATATTAACCCATTCTGAAGCATGATTATATCCTGGGTAATATCCAATATCTACTGGTTCTGGACACCAGATTACATCCCAGTTCCTAAAGGGTTCTGGAAGGACATCTACAGACTTAATTCTTTCTGGATTCAATAACATTAAACCTTCACGAAGAAATGCAATAGTGGTGTCTATGTGCATGTAACTATAAACACCTTGAAGGAGATGAACTTTTGCACGACCCCGAAGCATTTCTTGAAGTATTTTAGCTCCTGCAATATTTCCACTGTTAGACACAAGATACAAAACATCATCATTTGCACGAATGATATTTGCTGCATCAAATGCGGGAGTAACCTCTGTAAGTGCGAGAGTATTCTTATCTCCTACACAATTTTCGTTATAAAGTTCTTCTTTATGTTTGCATGGAACAATGATAGTAGTACCCAAAGGATCAAGTAAAGGTTTCCATGCATCTTTTCTACACTTCAATGGCATTGGAGTTGCAACAGTCAGATCTTTATGAGTAAAGATTACATCTCTTGGACAAAAATTGTAATACTCCGTTGGAGTTCTTTTTGGTCGTACAACTTCTACACCTTCTCCCATCAAAAAACTGACAAAAACTGTTAGATCCTCGTTGGCTTCATCTATAACTTGTTGGGGATATAGTCCTACCGGAACATCGGAAACATCTTTTCTGTCTGCATAATTGATTGTACGGACACTCAAATCTACTTCAGGGACTCTTGCATAGTCTGCAACTCCCACTATGACTTTTTTTAATTTGTCCCACTCATTTTGACTTTTCATTTTACAACCCCAGTAACTTGAATTGCGTATCTATCTTCCATACTAAAGTTATAGAATGCATGTATTTCGTCATAATTCCAATAAAAACAATCCCCAGCATTCCATTTACAATGTGCAATATCTTTAATTTGTAAGATTTGTCCTGGGGAACTATCTTCCAACATGACCATACATCTCATTACTTTATCGGAATCCACATCATTTATTTCAACATATCTTCCATATAAATCAGTGTGAAGAGGTAGGTATTGTCCTGGTTTAAAATGATTGACTGCAGGAGACACTTTATCCCAAAAATCAAAATGTGGAATAATATATTCATCTACACATTTTGGCATAGGATTTGGTAGTTGATACTTATAGATAGAAAGTTTTTCCTTACTATGACCAGACACCAAGTATTGATCAACCAACTCCTCATCTTTATGAGTGGCTAAAACATAATCAAGATTGAAAAAATCTCTAATATCCCAGTTAGGTTTTATATGACTAATCATTTAAATACCGACATTTGTGTTAGATCGGGGTAATCCTTGTGGCTCCATTTTTTACCGGGAATTTTTTTCCGCTCATTTAGTAATTCAATTCCGATTTTGGCCACCTCGGGAGTCATGTAGTAATGATACCCCATAGTAGTTATGTCTTGTTCAGCCCATGGACGACTGAGATCACGACCATCGTAAGACATTTTTTTAAGTATATCATAGTCACTCTTATTTTGCAATAGAATTGCACCACCTCTTCCGAGGTTTAAGTGTTTTTTAAACTGAAAACTTAAACACATAAATGTGTCGGGAATATATGTATTTTCACCCCAGAGAACTGCTGCATCAATAATATTTGTGGGTCCTAAGTAATAATAATCAGACCATTCTTCTTCTCTCCAGTTCCAATCCAACCTGAGTTTCATACAAGTCATTGGAACTGAAATGTAGGTTCTTTTTGGAATCGTAATATAATCTTCTTGAGTGTGTCTCAAACAAAGTTCTAGGGCATGAGTACACGAATCGGTAGCTACCGCATAGGGAGCTCCGAAAAACTCTGCAATCTGGGATTCAAACTCGCTAACATATTCAAACATATTAATAAAGACCTATATCGTGATCTAATTCCTTTTCCAATTCCCTTGGTACAATAATTCTATCATTTGGTTTACCATAAGTAAAGAATTCTTCAAGAGTATAATCATCTCTTAGTTGCGTCCACCACTTTTTATATGCTTTATAACAGAATTCCAAATCTTTTCTTTCATTTTTTCTATCTATATTTTGAGCCCAACTACCAAGATCTTGATTTACAGAAAACAACGGCATACAATATGTTTTTCCATTGTGTCCAAGAAAATAATCTGTAGTGAAATTTGGCATTCCCATCCCAGTATAATACTCAATTCCTCTAGCGGACCATTTATAATTACAAATATTTTGCGACAGATCAAACTTACCTTCTTTATAATGAAGACTTATAATTTTCTCTGCATATCTTCTATTGATTAGGGAAGCTCCTGTACTATGTCCAGATAAGATGGGATGCAAATAACAGGGAACAATTCTATCGTTTTCAAAACTCATCTGAATACAATCCCAATCATATGGGATGTTGTTCATCAAATATTCCCAATCAAAGTGCCAATATTCTATGAAACTGAGATCATAATCATCCTCCATGATGATTACATAAGGATCATTCGTAGTTTCTAACCAATTTTTAATGTTGATTAAATGGGCAAGAGTTATAGAAATCTCTGCAATATGTTGTTTTCTCCTTTTATATTCATCAGGAAACGGATTTAAGATAACCAAGTCTTTCCAGTAATCTTCGTATGTTGAAAGTTGATACTTAGATCCAGAAACTTTTGTATAGTTTTTTATTCCCCAATATTCATACTGAGTTTCCGTATACTCTTGTCTATCTTTTCTCTCATCGATGGTTGCCAGAATGATTGGCGGAAGTCCTTTCAGTTTATCTTTTAAGTTCATGATTCACTTCCATAATCAGGCGTTTTCTTTTAACAGAGTCCAAGTAAAAAATGTCATCCAAAGTGTACTCTGAAGATTTATTTTTCCACCAATCTAAAACTAGGATATCACAATTTTTGGACATATGATTTATTTTTCCATTCCTAAGTCCATCACTTAGGAAATTATAATTTGTCGTAAAAAGTGGGATTGAATAGGTAACTCCTATTTGATATAAAACAAAGTCTACAGATTGATAGTGGTACTCTGGCCAATTTTTGTTGTATCCATAATTGGAATACAATTTGAATTTATTATCTATGTAATGAAGATTGATAAGTTTTTGTGCGTATGATCTATTAATTAATATACATCCGGTGGAATGATTATTCCTATACCACTTAGACAAATTCATTGATAAGAACTTTTCACCAATGATATGGAGTTGAATACATTCCCAGTTGCAAGGCAACTTACTTACAAAAGTTTCCCAGTCAAAACCCCAATATTCAACTGGTTCCAGACAAAAATCATCTTCAATTACTAAACAAGTCTCAGATATATTTGAGTTATACCAATCAATTATACCATGCATTCTATCAATTAGAGTAGCAAGAAACCATACTTGCGTTCTAAGTCTATCAATAATCACTTGAGATTTCCATTCTTCGTAGTTATCTACAGAATATCTGGAGGAATTTACTCTATGATAATTTGTTATTCCATAATCTGAGAATTGTTTTTCCAAGTATTCTCTACGATCTATTCTATGATCTAAGTTAAAATAATATACTGGAGGAAGACCTTCCAATTTATGGTGAATCATTATCTTTTTAAAAATTCTACCATTTCGATATCATTTTCTTTCCCATAAGAAAAGAATTCTTCTAAAGTAAAGTTGTCTCTTTTATTTTTCCACCAATCATAATAGATGTCTCTACAAATGAAGTGATGTTTCTTTGGTACTTTATCCAGATATGGATTTTGAGTTATTAGTGGTAACTGGTAGGTGACTCCTAAAAAAGGAAGAACAGTATCTAAAGAAACAACTCGATATCCTTTATCATAAGGATGACTTCCATACTTACGAATCAACATGTATTTTTCTTTAACATAATGTAAATTGATTAACTTTTGAGCAAAATGTCTATTAATTAAAATTGGCCCATAAGTACTCGTCTTATCTTTGGGATGAAGATAAAATTTAATATAGTGAGGTGATTCAAATCCCAATTGAATACAATCCCAATCATAAGGAATACTCTTCATCAAATACTCCCAATCAAAATGCCAATATTGAATTAGATTTAAATCATAATCATCTTCAAATAAAATTAAATGTTTTTCATCAGTTGTTTCTAACCAATGTTGAATCATCTCAAGAGTAGAAAGAGTGATTGAAGCTGTCAATTGATGTCTTTTTTCATCAATTAAATTGGGGAAGTGTAGAATATCTTTCCAATCTTCATAATCTTCTACAAGGTAATTTGATCCAGAGAATCTCTTTACATTATTGAGATTCAATTTTTCAAATTGTCTTTCCATGTATTGTCTTCTGTCTACCTCAGAGTCTAAATTGAGATAGTAGATACTTGGAATTCCTTTAAGTTTATCAGACATACCAGGTAATAATCGAATATCTAGTTCCAGAAGTTACAGGCATTACCTCATGAGGAAACATGAAATTGGAAGGGAACATTACGATAGATCCTTTTCCACCTTTAATCATAATTTCTCTATCAAAAAATGCAAACTCACCACCTTCGTAGTCATCATTCAAAAGAAAAGAACAACTTACTGATCTTTGTTGATTTTTAAATGAATCCGTGTGTTGAATATAAAACTGACCTTCTTTGTATCTTAATAAGTCATATCCAGTATCAATTTCAGAAGCAACATCTGGGAACAATTTCCGATATTCATTGATTGCATTTGAAGCACAGATATAGAAGTCTTGATCTAGTTTTTTTCTAATGTCAAAATTTCCAGAAAGAACCATATCGTTTGAAATGTTTATCACATCACAATTTCTAATTTGAGGGTCAACATTTCCACTTCCAACACTAGTTGGATTCCAAGAACTGCACTCACGATATTCATCTAGAATCCTATCGCACAATTCTTCAGGAACAACATTATCTAATGTAAAAATATATTCCTCTAAAGTTCTTGTACTTCTGGTAGAAATTGATGTTGTCTCTGACTTTTTATTATCGACTACTGGTTCTTCAATAGAAGATTCTTCAATTTGATCGTCAATAACTACATTTTCACTTTCTGGTTTACTCTGTTCATTCAACTTATCAAAATATGCATAAGAACAATCCCCACGACTTCTCACATAATGCAAGAAAACTTGAGTATAATATTCTCCATCATACTTTTCTCTCCAATGAGGAGCAGTTCTACCCAGATATAACATAGCATCACCTGGATTTAAATCTACAGACCGTTGTTCTCCAGAAGGAGTCTCAATCCATATGGGCCAAGTCGAATCACCATGCAAATGCAAGGTCAATGATATCTCACAAGCATCACGGTCAGTGTGTCGTAGTAGTTCACTTCCGTTTTTATAAACTCTTGCATAAGAATATGTCGGAAGAACAATTTCTCCGATTGCAGAAGAAACTTCTGGAGTTTTTTCACAGAGTAATTCCAAAAATGAAATATGATTGTACAAAGAAAAAGAATCTGGAGCCTGATCATCACCTTCCAGATTATTTTCTTTACAATATTTTAGAAATTCAAAAGAAAGATCTGAAGCCCTTTCCTTTGAAATAAAATCTTGCAGCACAATATAGTTATTTTCAATTAATTTTTTGTTCATAGTTTAGAATGAATAGACTGGTATCAAATTTCCTTTAAAAGTTCTTCAATGTCGTAGAATATATTTTCTTCTTCCTCCTCTCCTTCTTTCAAATTGTCATCCCCATCTTCATCTTCCAGGACAGGAAGATATGCCTGATTAAAGGAAAGAAAATTAGCTTGAATTCTATCTTCTTCTTCTTGTTTAAGTCTTTGTTGTTCTGCCAAATATTCTTGGTATAAAGCCTCTTCTTCTTCTTTTTTTTCATTCCACTGATCAATAGCTTTTTGAAAACTACAAAATCCCTCTATACCCAATGTAGTGATTTTTAAATTTTGATCAGGACCAACAAATTCAATTTCACCTTCACCTATACCATCGTTGTCTTCATCCAACCACTGAATTGCGTGAACTTTTTTATCTTCAATATCGGGAATCCAACTTAAATCTATATCATGATAACACTTTCCATCCAAATATACAGTTTTATCTGTAGGAATGATTGTTAATCTCATATTTTATTCTCCCGACTCTGGTAGTGCATTAGTATTGGTTAAAGAAGTTATATCTACAGGTAAAATACCATTTTGTTGAATCATATCAATATATAGTTGTCTATTTTCATTATTAGATTTTACTACTTCATTTCTAAATGACTCTACAGCTGCTCCAGTTTGTCTTTGTTGTTGAGAATTTTCAATTGTCAACATAGGCATCCAAGTCACAGCGCAAGCCCAGTGGTCTATATCTTCTCCTGTATTTGGATTCATTCCTCTTACATGCATCCACCAAGAACACTTGTGTTCTACACAATCTTTTTTAATAAGAGGACAAAAATTTCCAGATTGATTTTTTTTCATATTGACAAAATAATATTTTCTATTATATCACCGATTAATTAAAGCTGCAAACAATTACATCTATGTATTGAAGTCTAAGATCAAAAGTCGATGAAAAATTAGCTGTACCAGACCAAGGGTGTGTATGACTTCCCCCACCACTTGCAGGGCCAGGTCCAGTCGCTGGACTACTTCTAGTCCATCCTGCACCGCCACCAACATCACCTCCACCGGGAGTCAATCCAGTAAAACCACCATTAGGGTGTGTATGAGCTGGCAATTGACCTTCGGTTAGAGTTGTAGCTCCCGTAGTTCCACTTAAAGGTATACTTGATACCGATACTGGTGTCGTAGATGTAGGAAAGATAGTACTAAAAGCTGTAGATCCTCCAGATGTTCCGCCAGTTCCACTAACAACTCTAAGTGTTTTATCATTATTAGATGTAGATTTTGTCCAACCAGTAGGAGCAGATGCTTGATAGAATATTGATACTGAACTTTGTGGAACAATACCGTACTTTGAATTCAAAACGGTACTATCAGTAAAAACTACCCCTGATGCTGTTAATTTAGCTGCCATTTTATATAATGTAAACTACAGATCTTATTGAAAGTATTTATCCATCAAAACTACAGACAATAACATCCATATATTGAACTGCTAAAGAAATTGGTACACTAATAGGAGCAGTAGCAGCTACAGGGTGGGCATGACCAGAACCACTACCAACAGATCCAGTTGCAGGGGAGTTTCTGGTCCATGCAGCAGCTCTTGTGACATCGCCACCATTCCAACTATTAAAACTCCCATCAGGATTAAAAATTGCAGGAACGGCATTAAAAGAATAATTTCCAGTAGGCATGGTATGTGTATGAGCAGGAATTTGAGCCGTAGTTAGAGGATGATTTCCCGTTGGAGTTGCTACACTAATAGTACCAGAATAATTAAAGTATGAACTAGTCATCATGGATGTAAAGGATCTTGTCCCTGCAGACAATCCACCACTTCCTGATACTACTCTAAGTGCCTTATTATCATTACTAGTCGATTTAGTCCAACCAGTAGGAGCAGATGCTTGATAAAAAATCCAAGCAGTACTCTGGGGGAAAATTCCTCTTTTTGAATTTAGCTGCGTTGAATCACTAAATGTAATACCATTTACAGTCAATTTAGCCATAGTTTATCCCAGCATCTTACCTACTTTTAGAATATTTATAACTTAATCTTTTGGCTTAGGTTTATTACACTCATTACACCAATAAGAAAAACCACTCTTAAAGTGTTTTACTCTTTGATAATAATCAGAAGTTAGTGGTTTTTCTTCACCACACTTATCACATATCCTTAGCGTATTGTTTTTTAGCTCGTTTAAGTTCTTTGAGTTCTGCTTTGATTTCTTTGTAAGCGGAAATAGAATCAATCTTTCCACCCATTTCAAGGGCGCAAATAATATCGACCCTTGTGCCAAAATGTGCGAGGGCTTTTTCAAAATCATCGAGTTCATACATCGTAATCAATCCTACAGCGTTCTGCAATAATATCTATACGGGCATCCAAAGAGTTTTCCATACGATAGAGTTCATTAGTTGTCTCTACATTCTCCCTTTCAAGTTCTTCAACTCTTTGTTCCAACTCAACAAGTCTAGAATAGAGTTCATCAATTAGAACTGGATCGTCTAGGCCCCATTTTCTCTGAAACCAATTTGTTGCAATCATAGTACACCTACTTCTTTAAGATATCTTCGATACGCCATAAATCTGCGAAGAGAAGGTTGACCTGGAAGGGGACCTAAACTTTCACAGATTTCGCAATAACATAACCAATCATACCACGGAGTTGTTGGATCCAGTGCTGGATGTGGACTTGTTTGTGTGTAGTTCTTTAAGGAGTTTAACCAATTCTGGAGTTTCATTCCATTCCCATACCTGATTGTGTGTTGGATCTTTCTTTTCAATCGTATAAGTTCTTTTTGACATAATTAAATTCATTCATTTGTTATTAGTATAACACTTATTTAATTTTTTATCAAGTTTTAGGTTTAACTTTGATAACATCCCAGATTCTTTGAAACTCTGGAAATGTTTCAATAATATTTTCATTTCTTATTTTATCAAATCTCCTCATAGAATCCAAGAAATCTGGAATCAATTTCTGTTCTTGATACAAATCAATGTAAGTTAGTAAACTTTCACAAAACTCAACACATACTTTAGATCCATTAGGAATTAAAAAATTATCAATATGATTTCTTATATTTTCTTTTGCGGCTTCTTTTGTTTTTTTATCCAAAATCCAAACGGACATTTCTCTCGGAGTTTGCAAAAAATTCATAAAAAAGAAATCAATATCTTTCATCAATCCACTATTATAAAGATACTGATGTAGAGTAACAAAATCAAAAATGTTTAATGCTTGAATTGTACAATCAAAATGCAATTGATGGGTATGTTCTTTATTTCTAAACCTATCTCTAAATTGTTCCGCATGAGATACAAATCTATCCCACTTAAATCCTTTTCGGATTAGTTCTCCTCTTGCACCAACTCCATCAACACTAATATGAACTTGCATCTCTCTGTTAAATTGATCCCATAGATCAAAAATATGTCTACCTTTATATACGAGATTACTAAAGTTAGTATTACCTGCGACCGTAACCTTATCGTTTCTACCCAATTCAATTAGTTTATCCATTATTTTCCAATATTCATCTATAATCAAAGATTCGCCACCAGAAAAATATAGATGTTCTACAACTCCAAGAAATGGTTCTACTTCTTCATAAGTTTTTTCTGCAGCATTCCATTTACCAGATATTTTTCCAAATTGTTCCAATTCAAAACTAGAACTTGCAGTCCAACTACACATTCTACATTTGAAGTTGCACTTATTACTTAACTTTAGATCCCAAAAAACAAATCCAGGTTCATTAACGGAGTAATCATCATTAGTTTGATATACAAATTTTTTGTAATCATGGAACAAATTTCGATTAATATCCTCACGCATGGAACTTTTCCCTGCAGCTTGATTATTATAACACACTTCACAATTTTTATGTGGTGTACCATTTATCATACTCTCACGAAATTTCTTAATGGGTTCGTCATTCCAAATTTCCCATAAAGATTTTTTATTAATATCTCCATAATCATATTCACAAACACAACATGGACAAACTTGACCATCCTGTCTAATATTTAAAGTCATCCAAGGCGCTACACAAAAGACTCCATTATTAGGATCAACTTTATTCTTATCAATCATTATTCAGAATCCTCTCTAATTCTGGAAAAACTTCTAAAGAATTCTCATTCCTTATAATATCTAGTGAAGACATATAAGACCTAAACATGGGAAGAAGATGTTCTTTTTTCTCAGTAGAAAGAAGTTTAAGTATCGACATATATTGTTTAATAGATCTTTGAGCTTTTGCAGGCACAAGATAATTTTGGATATGATACTTAATTTTTTCACCTAATAATTTTCTCGATTCTGCATCAAGAATCAAGACAGATAAAAAATCTGGGTTATGTAAAATGCATAGAGTAAAATCATCCCAACTATTAATTATACCTCTCAAGTATAATTCTTTATGAGCATCCATCACATGAAAACAATTCATGGCTTGGACAACACAATTAATTGATATTCTTTGATTAGGAAATGCACTTCGGAACATTTTAAAATTATCAAGAAATTTTTGCCAATCAAATCCTTTCCGAATCAACTCTCCTCTTTTTTCTGTTCCATCAAAACTTATGGACAAATGTAGGTTTGGAAATCTCTCCCATAACTTAAGAACATCATGATCTTTGTATTTTAAAGTACTAAAGTTTGTATTATAAGCTAACTTAACTTTCCTGTTTCTGAATTTTTCAATCAATTTATTAAGAATCTTATAGTGATGATCGGAGATCAGAGGTTCCCCACCAGCAAAATATATTTCCTCAACAATATCATATAATGGTTCAATGTCTTGATAGACCATATCCACATCAATTTTTGGATACTCTCCCTCAATATTAAATTGTTTTCTCATTTCTTGTTCCCAAGAACTGCTGTATCCAGGGCCACACATTCTACATTTGAAATTGCAAATATTGTTTAATCTAAAATCCCAATAAACAAGATTGAATCTTTCAAAAGTTCCATCTTCTTTGGTCTCTTTTACATACTTGTAATGTTTTGAGTAGGTACTATTAAATGTTTGTCTGGGAGAACCATGTCCTACCTCTTCTTCTTTATAACATGCAGTGCAATAACTAGACTCCTTCCCACATATCATATTTCTACGAAGTTCTCTCATGTTTTCGTTATTCCAAATCTCTTTGAGAGATTCATTCATTAGAGAACCCATTCTAAACTCTCTTGGAGTTCCAGCACATTCCGTAGATATTGTTTCAAGAGGACTAACTTCTTCTTCGTCATTTTCCCCTTCTTGTTCATTATTACCTATAGGCATCAAACAACATGGGTAAACATCCCCATTGGGTCCAATGTTCATATGGACCCAAGGAGCCATACAAAAAGTTTTATTATTTTCAGGAATACTCATATAGCTTGCCAATAGTATTATTAATTATAAGTCTTTTAACACCCTTTGTCCATGATTTTCTGAGATATGTAATCTGTGTATTCTCTATTTGGGTGATCAACTAGCCTCTCATGATAAAAATTAATAATTGTTTTAGCTGCAGTTCCTTGAAAAAATGCTGGAATTATTCCATGAATAATACTTGAAACCCCCACAACAATCATTTTAGCTCCAGCATAAGTAGCCCAGAATAGATGACTTACATAAGTTTCTTGACTCGCTTCCAAATGCTTGGAACTTTCTTTTAACAACTTTAACCTAGACATTTTAAAACTCCAATCCTTCAAATATCTTTAAGTATTCCTCTTTATGTTCTAAGATAAAATCTGATGTACTGGACTTTGTTTCAACTCTAGATCTAAAATAATCTCTCAATAATTGATTGTCCAGTTTGATTCCAGTAAAAAATAAATTAGAATCTAAAACTTCGTACTTACTAATATGATGTCCCCAGTATATAGTTCCTATTTTGGTATTGATCTTTTCAACTAAAGTATCCACATCCAAAGTAGTTTTCCATATAGCCAAGTATATTTCATTTACTGCAGGATCATATACAAATTTAGCATCTAGATATGGGTTAAGAACTTCTAATATCTTATTATGACTTTTTACATCCACATTGTATCCATTGATTCTTATTAAGTCCGATCTACCATTATGATAAAACTCATCAGAACTAATTAAGAACTCGTCGTTTGTACAAATTTTGTAGTTATAAGTAGGGACATCCACTTCTAAAAGATTCTTTTCAGTAAAAGAAACCTTGTAGTAGTCATCCATCAAAGTGAATTTATTCTGAGCAAAGTTTTTATCACTTGCATAATTTAAAAATACTGGACCACTGGTTTCAGAACTACCAAAGATACTCACAATATCTTTTATCTTATTTTCTCTAACATAAGGTATCCACTCTTTCTTTATCGTGGATAATGTGTAAATTGTAGTTCTAGATGGAGGATTATTCTCATTAATATTGTTCAGATAACCATCAATATCATGAGTATATGCAATCATAATGTGATCAAAAATATTTTCATTCCTCATGAAATATTTTTCATCGTTAAATTCTGAACCTTCTCCCCAATAATTGTATACATTTTTAACATCTTTAGACATCAATGTTGGAATGAAATAAGTTGCGGGCCCACTACCATGACCCAAACACTTTTCATTCACAACATTTCCATAGAACATCTTAGAATTTCTTTGACATAAATCAAATAAGAATTCATGACTATGTTCTATAATTTTTGGAGTTCCTGTAGTACCACTTGAAGTGCATCTCATTGCAATTGATTTTGGATCAATCTCTACTTCACAATTCAGATCTTCATTGTACTGATGTCTTTCAATATCTGTAGAATAAATCGTATTCAAACAATGTTTTATAAGTATTGCATATTTACTTCTAGGATTCTCTTTTGGGAATTTATCATCCTCACAAATAAAATAATCTATTGGAGATAGTAATTGAGTTTTAGTAGCAGACTCTGGAGAAATTATAGTAATATTATAATCAATAATTGAAATTGAAAGTCCTAGTTCTAAACAAGCAAAAACACTTGCTACTTTTTTCAAACAAGTGCCGTAATAACCAATAAGAACAGTTCCCCCAGACTTTATTTCATAATTGGA